CCACCAATGTCTAGTGTAGTTACTGATATTTCACCTGCTACTGTTACTATGCCATTTGCTACAGTTATAAGGTCTGTATCATCTGTGTGACCAATAGTGCTACCATTTATAACAACATCATCTATATCTAATGAACCACCTGTTATCAAACCTGTGGTTGTTATAGTTGATGAGCCTGTATCAATGCTACCAAAGCCTGATGTAATAGAACCACTATTCAATGTACCTACTGTTACAAGGTTAGGCATTGCAGTTATTTCATCATCAAAGTAAGCAGCTAAATCTGTTACTGCTACTTGAACCATAGTTCCGTTGTCGTTTAGTACAACTCTATCTGCGTCTGCTACTGTGGTTGATGTTGCACTAGTATTACCATCTACGATATTTAATTCAGCTACTGTAGAAGTTATGCCATCAAGAACATTAAGTTCGTCTGTAGTAACTGTAGCACCATCTAATATCTCTAACTCTGCTTCAGATATACCTGCAGAACCTATTGTTACTGTTCCTGCAAAAGTTACGTTAGCACCATCAAATGTCATGGCAGTTGTAGTGCCTGATTTAATTATTAAGTTACCACTAGTATTCGTAGCACTACCAAATGTCGTGCCACCATCCTTGAATAATATATCTCCACCATCTGCATCTAAAGTTATATCACCTGCAGTATCAACTACGACTGCACCATCTGCTACTAAATCTAGTTGTCCATCCGTGGTGGAACTGATGTGTATAGCTGTATCTCTGAACTGTAGCTTCTCTGTAGAAGCAATAAGTATGTCATCACTAAATTCAAAATAATCCTCGTCTTCCATCCATTTGAGAACACCATCAGATGTCTCACCATCAAATGTTATTGTTATATCTGTTCCTGCAGTTCCTGCACCAAAGGTAAGTGTGTTACCTAGTAGTTTGGTAATAGGACCACCTTCTGCACTTGTACCATCGTGAGTATGTCCTGTGCTTGATGCAAAGGCAGCTAATAACTGATTAAACTCATCATTGGTATGAGCAGCAGTTATCACATCTCCGTCAGTATAAGATGATTGTCTAGTGTATGTAGCTCCCATTTATCTTCTTGCTCCTACTTGATATTCTAACTGAAAACCTTTTAGTGAGTATGGTGCAGTAGAACCACCATCGTTAACTCTTAATGCGACTGCAAAACCTGAACCCTCTACAGATTGTCTAAACAAAGGTTGCGATGCACCACCATAAGTTCCTGTAACAGACGAACTAACACCATATGTACTTGTTCCATATAAAGCAGCCACTGTTTGTGAATCTAGGGCATAAGCTGCAGGTCTTGATGAGTCTGCAGATTCATAATCATATCGTAAAAATAAATCTGCATCTATACTTGATTCAGGTGCAAAGTTAATAATAACACGTTGCATATGTTTTCTTATACCTGCATCACCAAATGTTAAGTCAGGACCTCTATATTTTCCTAGTATAGATGTTCCATCAAAGTCGTTACCTGACTCTTGTCTATATACATAGCCACCACTATATGCACCATGTAAAACTATAACATTTCCTGCAGATACAAATGTGTCTGTTGATGCAGGTTTGATGCCTCTTATTTCTGCAAACTCAAAAGTTTGTCCTTTCAATACACAGATGACACCTTTAGTTGCGTTTTCTGCTGTATTAGCTTTTGTAAAAAATATTCTATATTGTGTCTTGTCAGGTATAACTATTGAATCAAACTCTGATGCACTAGATAAATTAGCATCAAATAAACTCTGTACATTAGAGCTTATAGTTCCTAATTCAACGTCACCAATTCTTGCAGTACCTGCAATTGTACGTAAACCATCAGGTCCTAAGAAGATTAAGTCACCTGCAAATTCTTGGATTGTATCTCCGTTGATACATCCTATATCTCTTGTTACTGCAGTTATTGCAAAGTTACTTGTTGACGTTCCTGATAATTTAAATATTCTATTCTGACAAAATATAAATAAGTCTTCACGGAAAACTTTAAGACCTGTTATTTCATCATCAACTTTAATACTTCCTGCACCACTAGCAGTAGCAAAACTATCCTCATCAAAAGGCACACTAAATACTAACTCTTGTTTAGCACTTGACATACCTGCGTAGAACATATGTTCTTTAAATGCCACAACAAACTTAGCACCTGTCACTGCAGTGCTTACTTCTCCACCACCACCTGAAGACACATCCGTTGCACTAAATGATGTGTTAAAAACTGTTGGTGCATTATTACCATCTGCTACGATTAACTTATCATTACCATCAAAGTTAAATCTTTCAAAAGAATATTTACCTGCACTTGTTCTACCACTATCTACAGTTGTCCAAGATGAACCCCCTGCATCTGCTGTGAATATGTTTGTGCCTCTAGCTGCTACAACTTTATCACCAAATGTAGCAACCATCAAAACTTTTTCTGTAGAGTCTGACGTTTGAGGAACTACTGCAGATACGTATTTACTAAATCCATTTATTCTTCTGTAGCCACCTTCTATGTCAGGCTCAAAGTTTTGTAGCTCTAGTGCTTCACCCGGTTTCATCATAAAGGTAGAACGATTGAGAACCAATCCCCCTTCACAGTTAAATGCTACAGGCTGTACTTGAGAAGCGTCAGGCATTTAGTTCACCCTAATACTTAAATCTGCACTACTTGTGTATCCTACTTTTGGTATAAATGTAGACCTTACATATTCAAATCTATTTACTAGTAGTGTCTGCATATTCTTTATACCCTGCTCAAATCTTTGAAAGTTAAGTTGATATTGTGCAGTCTCACCTCTATACTGATAAACAAAAGCAGTAGCACCATCAACTATTACTGCTCCAAACCTATCAGGTATTGTTGTTGTGTCATCGTGAGCAGACATATCTGTTGGGAAAGAAAAAAAGTCATATTTTAAAGTAAAACCTTTTGTAGGAAAAGGATATAATAAGTAATTGTTATCTGGTGTTCTAGCGACATATTGTGGCACACCACCAGATTCAAACTGTGCAACTTGAACTCCACTAGCTATAGAAGCAGCAGTTGTGTCATTCGCACCTCTTGTAACACCTGTAAATGTAGTGGATGTTGTTCCTGTATATGTCACCTGTTCGTTGCCTATAAACAACGTGCCAGAAGAATCAAAGCCTGTTGTGCTTGAAACAGTGATTGTTGTCACACTGTCTGTATGTGTTGTGCTTGTTGTGGTTGTCTGTATTTCATCCTCTTGTGTTACATAACTGTTTATGTAATCATTATACTGTATAACATACAGTCTACCACCACTAGCACCTAAATCAGAATCTTTTACTAATCTAAATGTATTATAATCTACAGTTTTGGCTGTTGTTGGGATTGAATACCTAACAGTTCCACCAACTAGTGTTTCTGTTTTTGTTGAATGATTAAAGGGGTATTGAAATTCTTTTTGATTGATATATCGGATAGATTCATTAACTGCATTTTGAGCTTGAACCTGTATCCCTCTAGCACTAGAAAAGTTACTTGAAGTTAATTGAACTTCATTTAATCTTGCTAAAACTTTATTAGTATATGTTAAGTAACTTTCTGCCATGTATAATTCCTATAAGTGTAGGAGAGCAAGTTGCCCTGCTCCCCTAGAAAAAAGTTTAAGCTAACTGGTCTCTATCGACCTCATCAGGCTTGTCATCTAAGCCATGACCTGCTAAATCAATAACAGTGGCATAGACTCTGAGCCTTCCTGTAGCCGGAGCAGCACCTGCAATCTTACAGTCAATAGTGTCTGTAGTAGTTACAAACTGAGTGTAAGTTGAAGCTGCACTTCCTACAACAGTATTAGTTTGACCATTACTTCCTGCTGCACAAAAACCTGTAGAGGTTATATCTGCACCATCAATAATGTCATCACCTGCTGCGAAGTCCATGTCAAGAGTACAACTTGAAGTAAATGCTTTCATCACTTCTGCACCTGCATTCAAGACAAAAGTATTCGCAGGGATTTCTAACACCTGAAAGATGTCTCCGTCTGAGAAACTGCCACCTGCTGCTACCAACGCATCAATATCAAGGTAAGCCTCAATATTTCTCATTACGTTAGTATTCTTAGATGATGGCATAGCCACGATAGAGTCGGAAAATACACCAGTGGTATCTTTAGAGGTTAAATCAAAAGTTGCCATTTATATCTCCCTTACGCTACGTTATATTTAGCAGTTACGATTGCTTCAGGTCGAAGAAT